TGCTGCGTGGTCGAGGTGCCGACAACCTTCGTGAAGATCTGGGTGTAGTTACCCAGACGGGTCGTGGCCGGACGGTTCTCGTTGCTGAGGTCGTCGCCCTGGACAGCCTTGTTGTTCGCGTTAGCCGAAACCAGCGCGTCCGTCTGCCACTCGGTGTAGACCGCTTCAGCCTTCTCGCGACCGATTGCGGTAACGAAAGGGGTTTCGGTCGGCGAGATGTTGGAGATGAGATCCGACAAGTCTTCGCGGTTGCCCACGCGGCTCATCGTCTGAATGGTATTCGATGGAACTGCCATGTTATGTCCTACTAAGGGAAGAGCCTACTGTCTCACGACGTTGGCTGCTTGATTACAATCCGAGTGCTGCGATTGCCCGTGCGGCGTCTTTCACGTCACCGCTCTTGTTCAACCGCTCGCGTGACTCGCGATAACCCCGTCCTTCCGCGCTGCTAGGCTGGGCTGCGTTGGGCTTGGTGGTTCGCGTCTTCTTGCCATCACGAACGCGCTGCATCTGACGAGCCGTTGCCGCCTCGTACTTTTCAGCCTTCTCACGCCAGTCCGCTACCTGTCGCAGTGCCTTCAGTTCCGCAGCGGTCGCATGATCCATCTGGCTACGATCCAGTCCCAGCACGTCGGCGGCGCCTAGTGCCTTCTTGAACCATTCCTCCCGCGTAGCCTCGTTTGCCACTTCGGGAATCGCCATCAGTTCACTGTCGCGCTGCTGAATTTCAGCCTGCGTCATGGCCTGACCAGCATCAGTGCCGAGCGATTCCGCCTGCTGCATGAACTCGTCATGCTGGGCCTTGGCGGCGTCGTACTGCGCTTTCTGATACAAGTAGGAATTCACGTCGGTGTGGATCAGGTTAGGATCCGGCGCTTGGGGAGCCAATGTCTCTCCAATGGCCTTCAACTGCTGCGCATACACCGCTTTAGCTTCAGCGTCGGCTCTGGCTGCGGCCTGCTCGGCAGAACGCTGGGCCTCGGATGCCTTCGTAGTTGCCGTCTGGACCTGAATAGCCCTGCGGCTTTCCAGATCGGCTACGTACTGCTGCGCTTCTTTGGGAAGGGCTGCAAACTTCGCCTTCTCTTCGGCTGTCAGGCTAACGGGAGCGTCGATGGCAGGCTCTTCGGCCTGTTCGTCCTCGTCGTCGTCCTGACCGTCTTCTTCGTCTTCAGAGAGGTCTAGATCGTCCTCTTCCGCCGACTCGGAATTCTCATCATCATCCTTGGGGTCATCATCCATGACGCCATCAAGGTTACTAATCGCTGCTGCCGCGCTATCCAGGTCATCCCCGAAATCGCCGCTGGCTGCATCATCCTGATACTGGGCCATTGGTTTCCTTCATCACTGCGATAGTGCAGTGTGTGAGAATTACACTAAGCCCGTGTTAGTTGCAATGTTTCTGTTTGCGTAGTCAGATTGAGCGCGCAAAGAAGCAATAAACTCATCTACAGAGGCCACCCACTTAGCGCCGCCAGTTTCTAGGGCGCCTCTCCGACAGCTATTGACTGCCTTTTCGCACCTATCCGCTATAGCTAATGGGTCAAATTCATCCATCTTACCATCTCCCTACCGAATATTAGAAATCTTCTCCGCATGCGTCGGATCATTAGCACGGATCCGCCCGGTTTCAATCACCGACTGCACCTTGCGCTCAATCTCACGGGCAATGCGGTCTGCCATGCCAAGCGCACGAAGTCCGTCAACGTCACCCGGCGCAAGCTGCCCGACCTTCTCGAAGTAATCACGGCGCAAGGACGCGATCATGTCGCGCAAGCCGTCTTCCTCGTTGTAAAAGCTGTCATAGCGCATGCCACGGGCAACAGCATCGGCGCCGTTGTGGATCCTGGGCAATGGGCGCGGTGTGACGGGAATGTAGCCCAGCCATGCCATTAGGCGGTCAAGCATAAATCATCTCCACTTGCGGCTTTAGCGCATCAGCCATCTCGCGCGCTTTGGCCCTGTTGTCATGCTTCTGTGCAATGATGCTGCGTGCCGTATTCATGATGGTGCCGCGATCGATCGGACGGCCACCGGACATAAGCTCGCTATATGCGATCCACTTGCCCGACGCTGTGCGCAGATCGCGGTCAAACCATTCACGGCGCATCATGCTTACCTTCAGACACGCCCATGACGTAATCCACCATCTCATTTGCCACGGCGTACACGTCTTTGAGTTCAGCGCCCATCTCAATAGCGCTTTGCAAGGCCCACTGGCGGAGTTCCATTTCTTCGGTCACGGCTGGGGCTCCGGTAAGGCCGCGCAAGGTCCGCTATGTCCTGGAGTCCGCGTGCAATACCAACCTTCAGGGGGAATATTACAGCGGTTGAGCAGCTTTTTGTAATTCTCCCACGCAGCATCGATTTTCGCGGCATCGGCGGCTGATAGCGGCTCATCATCGCGGTAATATACGTCTGCCATCTCACTCACCGGGCGCCTCCAGTTCTTCGGAGCTGGTGTTGAGGGCTTGGTCGATGGTGGCGCGGAGGTCGGTTAGCTGCTGACGCGTGAAAGCCGCCTCGCGAGCAATATTGACACCGAAGTTCCCAACATCTCCGAAATCGATCCAAAAATTGTCACCGGTGTATACCGTAATACTCATTCCTGTTGCTTCGTGCTTAATCATCTCACTCTCCCTTGCTAAAGTTACTCACGCCCGGAACCGCGATCACCCCCTCTCAGGTTAGAGGCCGTGGATGGATAGTCCGCTTATTGGGTGGGGTTGTCAAGCATCCAACGCCCCACCCTCACGGTTCTGCCCGATGCCTGACTCGTCCTTGGATCCGCCCATGCTCGCAGCATAGCGCTTGACCTCCGCTTCCTTGTCGATGCGATAGATGGCAATCTGCGCCTCAGCATCAGCCTTGTCACGGGATAGCTGCGCCTCAAGCGCTGCCTTCTCGCGAGCCTGCTCCATGTCCATAGCATGCTTCTCGCGCATGGCCTGGACGTTAGCCGCATTGTTCGCCTGCGTGATCTGCAACTGCGCGGACGCCTTCTCCTGTTCAAGCTGCATCTGTGCCTGCGCACGCTGCTGCTCTGCCTGGAACTTCGCATCCTCCCGAGCCTGTTCAGCCTTAGCCGCCTCTGCCTCGGGATCCGGCTGTTCCTGCTCGACCTTGGGCTGACCCGTCATCGGATCAATCTCAGGCGGCGCATCCGGATTCTTCCAGAACTGATCGCCCTGACCAATCCCCAGATCACGCACAAGCCCATCGATGAAGTTGAACCGCTGCTTGGGCGACACCTCACCGATAGCAGTGCCCTCAGACAGTACCGGAATCATCGCCATACGCGCCTGTACGCGCTTGTCCTTGTTGCCCGTGCCCAATCCCACCCGGATGGACAGGTTCACGTCCTCAGGCCACTTGGAGGGGTCTACCTCCTTGTACTGGCCATCGACCTTGATCTTGAACGGGTTGCCCTCACGACGCATCAGGCGGTACTTCTTCGCCATCAGTCGGCTAAACGCCTCGGCAAAGTTGCGCGCAATGAACTCCTCCTGCTGCTGACCCTGTGCCTGCATCATGGCGGTGCCAGTCGCGGTCTTGTTCAGTGCGTCGGCGTCAAGGCCCTGGTTCAACCGCGTGATGCCCGTGCGCGACTCACGCTCGCCGGTCATCCACTCCATGACGGTCAGGGATTTGCCTACGTCGAACGTGGTAGCATAGGGCTGTACACCACCAGCAGACGCAACACGGATAGGTGCACCGGCAATAGGCGACAGCAGATCGTCAATGGTGTTCTCGTCCATCGCCCGTGTCTCAACGATCGGGCGCGGCATGTTCGCCTGCACCATACCATCGAACAACTGACGTGCGATCATCGACCGACCAAGCTGGATGTCCATGACCTTATCGGCCAGCGAGTAGCCCACCAGCCGGTGCGGACGCGGGAACGGCGTGAAAACCGAGAACGGCTGCTCATCAACAACCTCGATAGCATCCTCGCCATCAGCCCAACGCATGACCTCATTCTCGACGCGGAACACCTTGACGCGCTCGGCAATCCCGTCGCCGTCCATGTCGATGCGGGCGTATTCCTCGCGCAACTCGACCATCTGGAGCGCGGTGGTGCTTTCAGGATCCGGCTCGTAGTAATCGTCCTCACGATCACGCGGCAAGGACGAGTAGGTCGGCACCTTGTACGCCTGCTCGCGGTCGAACCCCATGTCCACCAGATCCGAGCGCGTCTTGACCGACACATGAGCCAGATAGTCCGCTTCGTCCTCATGGCGAGCGCGTGCGGAATAACGGAATTCCTCAGCGGGGATCGTTTCATCGACGAAACGCTTGATCTTGGTCTCTGACTTCAGCGCAAGCGTATAGCTGCCATCGCCATTATCCTCGGCATCCTCCACCTCGCCCTGAAACCCTTCAAGCTCCACAGGATCCGTGATGGTGACACGCTGCCTCGTTACACGCTCTTCATCCACCATCGTGGTCTTGGTGACGCCGTACTTCTCCAGCAGCCCGCACGTAAGCCAGTCGTGCAGCACCCGGTATCCGTCTTGCTGGCGCATGAAGCTGTAGCCGACCGCAGCGGTTGCCTCATCGGCGCCCGCCTCGTCCTGCTCGTCGGTGGCCTCGAACTCCACCACACGATCGCCACTAACGAACGTCCGCAAAACGGACGGGACCATGTAATCGATGGTCTCCTGCACGTCAGGAAGCACGATCTGGCTGCGACCAACGACCTCGTTACCGAACGGCTTACCCTCGTAGAACTTGCGCGCGGCCTCCTGATACCCTCGCAGGCGATCCCACTCGGACTCTGCCGACTCTGCCTCACGACGCAGCGCATCGACAAGTTCGGCTAGGTTTACGCCGGTCTCGGCAACCTGCTCGTCCTCGGACCAGCCTTCGACGCGATCGGGATCTTGTAGAGCCATCAGTAAATACCTCGCGTCAATCGACTTAGATCCAACTTAACAGCTTTACGCGGTTCTTCATAAGCGACGCAACCTGTACCCCAAGCA